GTCTTCGCGATCAAGGCTTCTTACTCTGCTCATGTTGCTAACTTGGTAGAGGCCTTCAAATCCTTCAATATCTTTCCAAATCTCACGTTCTTCTTTAAACATAGTAAATCGCCCTCGTATCATGATCGCTGTATTCGACCAGCTCAAACGTTTTGTGAGCAACAACTCCAAGATCATCTGTCCAGACATCGTTCGGTTTACGCGTTGATACTTGACGCTGAACAAATCCGCCTAGGTCTTTGCTCATCTCTGAATGGAGGTGGCCAGTAAAAAGCTCGCGGTTCTGTGCTGTGCCTAACATGAAACCAAACTCGTCTAGGTATTTTGCAAGGTAGTTGTTCTTGCCCTTGTCACCATGAGTGGCACCAATGAAGTTGCGGTCTAACATTGCACCTTTGTAATGCTTCAGTGATATGTCCCAAGTGATGTTTGGCTGGTTGCTGTAGGCGCGTTTCAATAGACGAGCAAACATATATCCAACTGACGGATCATGATTTCCGGCACAATACATGACCTCACACTCATTGGCGTTCTTAATGATTGCTTAAATCAGTGTCTCGAAGTATTGTTCCATTTCATTAACGGTCTCGCCTAAGTCGGTTGTTTCGAGTTGTGTGCCCTTTGCTGTGGTTGAGTTGATATTGTCCACGTGAGCCAGATCACCGCCCAGAATGAGCAATATTTTGGCGTAGTGGCCGCGTTCAATGATCTCTAGCTGACGCTTGAGAGATTCAGCATAGATGTCGAATGTGTGGCCATTGAAATGTGTATCAAATGCAGGAATGACCAGATAGCGATCTGATTCCACAAAAATAGGAGCCTTGGCTTGATACGGCTCCTTGTGTGTGATGATGTCATTCATCAATGATTCATATTGTTCAGCCTCAACTAACGGCCTAATTTGTATCTTGCTTTGATACAACGTTGCTTCAGGCGTTTGCTTCCAGAAGTTGCTTGTGGCACGTACAAGCTCCCACTTGGTGTAATCATACCCGTTAGCTTCCAGAACCTCTCTAGGCGTCATTTTGTGGCCCCTGACAACCTTTAGAATGGTTTCACTGGACTGTGTGCCGTCTGAATCGTATTCATTCTTTAGCGGCTTCTGAAACTCGATCCCAAGCCGTCTTGCTTTACCTTGAAGCGCATCATAGCTAATTCCGAGTTTGTCGGCTGTCTCGCGTCTGGTAAAGCCTTCAGAGGCGAGCTTCCTAATGTCACCGATCTGTTCATCTGTCCACTGCATCTACTCGCCTCCTAAAAATTTAAATTAGATGTCCATTGGGTCGTCATAACACGGCCCTTCTTCCCACCACGATGCAAGACACTTAGCGGATTTTGTTCCTTCAGGGTATTCCTTGTCTAGTTCCATTGTGACTACGTTGTCATATCCATGAATTCTAGTTGATAGATAATCATCTAGCTTGGCTTTATCAGTTGTAGCAAATACAGCATCGGCCTCTCCGGTTCCGCCTTCCCATTGATCTGCGTCCCCGGTCTCACATACAACCAAGTATAGTTTCATGTTCTTACCTCCGAAATTATGTATAAAAATAGCACCTCATGAAAAGTGAAGTGCTTCAATACAACTGTCAGGAATCGAACCCGATAATAGAGGCCACAAAGTTAATCCTTCAGTTGTTGCTCGCTCTCCCAGTGTCAGATGGGGTCATCGCAAGCTGTGTCCGGTCGCTAAACTGGACAATGTGGCATGCGGGAATCGAACCCGCCTGACTATCTCAGCCAGTCCATTTGCCACGCCTTGCCACAGCTTTATCATCACCATGGCTCGGAGGAAAAACGCGGTGTCTCAGGTTTCTCACCTTTGGCACAATACCATCATATGACGTAAATACGGTCGGTTGTTCCCAACTTATTCCCAACATTTTCCCACCTAGGTTTTGTGGGGTTGCTCAACTAATTCACACCAATCAGCAAATGCTAATAGTGCTTCCTTGAAGTCTCTATAATAAGCAGATTTGCTCAAATGTAGCTCCTCAGCTATCAGCCACCATGGCTTACGTTGATCTAGGGAAACAAGGTATGTTTCGGTTAAAATAATTCTGTATTTTTCTAACTCGACTGATCTAATAGCTCTTTCACAGCAAGCTACATATCGAAGCTCTTCAGCGTGCGATATTACCTTTTCCTCGGCTTTGTTTCCGTAGCTAGGTGACTTAGGCATGCCGTCCATCACGGGGCTTCTGAGCGCTATTTTGGTGCGTTGAGCGAGCCGCTTGTGATGCCAGTAGTTCCCCAAGACCTCTTTGGCGTTTTCAATTGTTTTGTCATGATCAATTGGGCTAAAATATCTCGTTGCTCGCACCACTGCGTCCACTCCTTATGGTATGATTAAATTTGTAAAAGTTTGGGGGATAAGCGTGCCGTAGTGGTGCGCTTTTTTATTTGCTTTCATGAGGTCGAATAAGCTCCCATGGATCAATCCCAGCTCCATATGCGATTTTGTCCAAAGTGTTAAGTGAAACACTGCCCTTCCCAGAGATTGCATATTGAAGCGTGGTGATGGGTATTCCGATCTCTTTTGCATATTTGGCTTGTGTCATGTTCAGATTGTATATATTCTTCCTAAGGTTTTCGGCCAATGCTCGTTTGCTGTCCAAATCATTCATCTCCTAATGTTTTACCCAAATACGGCCTTCCAGAGTACTTTTACAACCATAACTGCTGACTATTCAAAATTTTCCCAGATATCAGTCACCATTTCTTTTAAGCCTGCAAAGTTGAGACTAATTGGTTCACCCATTAGCGCAATTCCAGCAGTAGCAAATGGAGCGGTAATAGTCCATGCGATTACAGCACTGGATACAGATATTGATCCAAAAATCCATCCAATAATGCGAGCCAAATAAATCAAAGCTATTCCGGTTTTTTTCATGCTTTCTCTCCCTGATTGAATATGATATATCTCAAAGTACAAACAATATTGCTGTCGTGAATGTACAGCCCACTAAACAGCCACCAAATATTCCAACCTGTGCAATCTTTTCTGACTTAGATTGACGGTTATCAGTCATGCGGTGCCTCCTATCTCAATGACTGAATTAGTGAGTAAACAGGTGACAGTGCTGAGGAAATATCTTTTGCCATGAGCAATAACATTAAGAATAAGAAAAATGTTGTAATTACGCCGGCAACAACATAAACCACTTCCTTATCGCTTAAAATACCATCTTCGTCTCGTGGCTCACCTTTGAAAGCAATCATTATCCTCCATGTGGCAAGAAAGAGTATCAGTGCAGCTAAAAATTCAAACCCTGACCGTACCAAGCGATTTATTGCATATTGCTGCACGATGACGTTCAGCGCATTAGGTAATTGTGCCACTCCTTTATTCAATAAGCGGAGCAATTCTTCAATTTGTTTATCCATTTACTTTCCCTCCAATAGCTCCGGATTCTCCCTGAACTTAATCTCTCGTTTCATTTCTCCGCCTCAATTTCATAATTTCTTCCATGGTGCTTACCCATTCAACAGCGATTATTTCAACGAACTCTGCGGGTGATTCTTTCCACATACGCCTGAATGCTGGTAGGTCTTTTTCAGCAATTAGACCGTTCTCATCAATCTCTTCGGCTTCGCACTCTTCTTCTAGTATTTCTATCAGCGTATCTAGCCTCGTATATCCGTCCAAATTGTCAGGCAAAATGTAGCATTTTAGCGCTGTTTCCATAGTTGAACCATACTCAAAAGAATCAAAAGGGTTCATTTCTTCGCCTCCAATTTTTGCCTGTTCTTTCTCACGAACTCATCAATTTTTTTGTTGTTCCATCGCAATTCTTCGATATGGTAGATTTGGCTCATGCACAAAAGCTCACCTATGAATTCTTGAAGAGAAGACTTCATTCGGCCAACTTTTATTCCAGCTTGATAGAGCTTGTACGCCTGAATATAAAACCTACGTTGCGAATAAACACCATGCTTTGCTTCAAACCTTCGCTCTGCTCCAAACTTTGTTTTCCACCTGTTGTTAGCCATGATCCGCCTCCAATTTCACGATTTCGCCGGTTTCCTCAACGCGCCAGACACCTAGCAGCCATGCACGGGCGAAAATTTCTGAATGTGATGAAATCCAACGTCCGACTCCAAATTGCTTGTCATGGGCACATTCAAGAGCTTCCTGAAGCGTTGCGTCCTCGTATACAGACTGTTTAATGAAATTACCAACGCTCCTCGGAATCACCGGCAGATCATCTGGCAAGGCTGCGGAATAACGGATTCGGTAATCGTCATGAATCTTGTCAGCTACATGCTTGTCAATATCTAAGTCGTACAAATAATCGGTTAAGTCATCGAACACGTCCCGCTTCGTTTCTGTCATAATTTCCTCCCGCAAATTGGGCAATAGTTGATTTCCTTATCCAAAACAACTGATACTTCCCTGAACCGGTTCATTTGCGTGACGCACAGCTTCGGGTGCTGGTTTTCTGGCGATTTGATTCGTGCCTTCACCCGTCTGTACAGCTTCGTTTTGCGAACGAAGTCGAAATACTCTGTCTTATCTGAAATAGCTTTGCCGTAATGCGCATGCTTTGATTGTGGGTCGGTTTCATGACAATATGGGCAGTTTTTCTGCTTTTCGGTTTCATCTGGCAGGGCGGCGTCATATCGATCCATAAGCTGTCTATAGTCTTCATCGTTAGGGAAACCGTATTCGTTTACAATCTCTTCATATACGTCCAGCTTCGTCTCATTGCTCATCGTCAGTCACCTCGTTGTTCGCCGCACTCCCCGCAATTCGTTCAATGTCGGCTTCTGTTACATTCACTCCAAAGCACCTTACTGTTTGATAAGTATTTTTATTTGTGATCACTGGACGCTTGAAATAGGCTAACATTTCATCACTAGAGACATACGCTAATGCCGCCGGGCTTAGCAGATATCCGCTGTCTAGCTTAATCATTGCCATCGTCAGTCACCTCCACAGGTGTGATCGCCTTAACCCAGTCAGGCGCCGCGTCGATGTCCGACTGGGTGACGGTGTATCCATGTTTGACGGCATCGTCAGTGCCTAAAGCAATTGCGTCAGGCCGCCAGTTTCCAGTTCCTTTGACTGCGTAATATTGAGCGTTTCCGTGCATCTGATTGTTGTGATAGTCAGTGCCAGGCATTGGCAGCACGTACCGCTTAGGTTTCTCGACCTCCCAGCCGTTGACGTAGGCGCGCATGAGGCGGTCTTCGCGTTTAATTGACTCTTTTTCTGATAATTGTTTCGCGTGGTGGACGAAGTATGCCAGCTCGCTAATTGGCATCAAATCACCGTCAAGTGTTTCAAGCATCTCTGCTTCCTCTTCGCTCACCACGACCTTCGCCGTGGCCTCAATCAGCTCGACCACGCGAGCTCTGCGCCCCCTGCTTTGGGCGTCCGCATAGCTCTTATGCTTGAATAGCGTGGGGTTATTGGTGTCCCACACGCTTTCATGCGATGAGTCAAATGATAGCCACTCGCCTTCGTCATTCTTTACCGCATACAGTTTTAATTCGCTCATTTTTCGTCCTCTACTTTCTTGATAATCAGTGGTTCCGGAATATCGACTTTAATGTCATCGCCACGGGTATTGCGTGCTTTTTTGTGCTTGGACATGTTCTCGTTTATCCAGCGGATACACTGAGATTGATACTTGGCTCGGTAATACTCGGTTACTGTGTTTAATCCTGCTACTACGTACATTTGTTAGCCTCCAATAGCTTCACAGCATCGTCTGCCGATCTGCATACGCCGTAAATTACTTTTGTTCCTGATATAGCGGCCGCAAAACGTTTTTGATCTTCACGAAGTCTTCCTTTTTCGTTTTTGCATTCAACCAGTACAGCACGTCCGTCCGCTTTTCTTATCGCAGTAATATCAGGCCACCCAGGCGGTGGTCCTGCGTTGAAAAGTCTTCCGTCCACAGTTCTTACAGTTCCTACGTTCGTTCTAGCGACAATGCAACCGTGTTCTGATAGTGCCAGCATGATTTCTGATTGAATGGCATGCTCTGATTTCATATATCCTCCCTAAAATTAGGACGTGACGGATAACGTGACGGATCTTAAGAATCATCTAGGCTTACTCTTGCAACGCTTCTAGTCTATTTGTGACGGATGTGACGGATGAATCGAAAAAATGAGTTTACACTATACTTTTTATATTTATCTATATATACTTTTTAACTATTCATCCGTCACAAGAAATAAATATAAGCTAAAGCCTTACAGCTGTATGGGTTGCCGATAAAATTCATCCGTCACACCATCCGTCACACATCTTTCAGATTTTTGCCCAATTTAAGCGCGGATCGGTTTTTTCTTTAATTCCTAAATACATCCGCCCGTTTCGCTTTCTAACGTATTCGAATTTCTTCTGCATTTCTGCGCCAAACTTTTGCTTGCGCATCTTGTACTCGCCAGATTTGTCACACCAGTCAACATATGTTTGGTAAAGATGACCAGCGGCGGCCTGGTATCCGGGTCCTTTTTCGCAGCAATCATTGACAAACAGTTCAAGAACATCCATTTCTGTTCGGTACTCATTGCTTGCATCTTTCACACTCTGCGGCGGCTCTAATCCTTCGCGCTGCCACTTAAGTGCTCCATCAACTGCCCAATTTAGAATCCCGATTGATTCACGTTCAAGCTTGTATGTCAGCCTTTTGTCTACCTGATCTACTGGCACTTGATGAGTAAATGGAATCAGCATCAATCTCCGCCAGATACCATCATCTGTTCCTCGAATAATGGGCTTGTGGTTAGTTGACAGCCAAAGCTTGAATTCTGGTTTGAATTCGAACTCTGATCCGTATAAAAAACGTGCGGTAACAGATTCTCCTCCGGTTAGTTCTTTGATAAGTCCTTCATCTAGTCGGACGCCTTCATTTGGTTCACTTGCAGATACCAGACGAGCTCCCTTTAGTCTTGCAATATCGCTGTTAGCACCACCGCTAGACTGCTGAACCATAATTGATTTAGCTTGCATCGTGCGTGAATAACTTCCAGCTATGTGCTTGAGAGTATCCATGAAAACAGATTTACCATTTCGCCCTGATCCGTAAAGGATAAACATGACCTGCTCTTCAACTGATCCTGTTAATGAGTACCCGACCGCTTTTTGAATATAGTCAATTAATTCGTTGTCTCCATTGAAAGTCTGATTCAAAAAAGCTTGCCATTCAGGACACTCAACAGTGTCTGAATATTCAACGTTTGATTTCTTCGAGAACATTTTCTTGATGTTATGCTCGTGAAGAGTACCATCAGATAAATCAATATATCCGTTGTCAACATTCATTAAGGTCTGATCAGCATCAAATTCATCAGTTGTCACCGGTAGACGATGTTGAATTTCATCTTCAAGCGCTCTTTTAGCACGATTTCCACGACTGTTTTTGCAAAACTTTGCCCATTCCTTCTCAGCTTTTTCCGGATCAACATCAGGAGGAGTTTTTGGCTTTTCTTTTTTCAAGTCAGCAACTACTTCGTCAATCATGGTTCGCAACAAGCCACGCTTATCAAGTTCCCAGAAGCTACCATTGTAGATATACCAAGCCTTATCCGATATAGCTGTACCTTGCGACATCACCATATCGATCAACAAACCTATCTGCATTACCTGTGTCATCCCACGACCGAGGAGGAAACGCTTTTGGCTTACCAGTGTCAGTAATAAATCCAAGCTTATATTTAGGCTTTTCATGTTTCGGCTGATAAGTATCACGCACATCATTAATGGCTCGGTTTAGTGTTGAAACGCCGTAGGTTGTTTTACCGTGCTTCTCGTCCCACTTTGGCCTCATTAACGATGAATGGCGGAATATACTGTCCATCCGGGTGAAATCTCTGCCTGTCCAAAATGCCAAGTCATTTGCGAATGCCAGATCAGCCTCCGATTGGGATGGATATAATGGTTCCCAGCCTCCGTTGAGCAGTTTCTTAATTCGATCACCACTTTTAGATTTCAGCATTTTAATGATGATCTCATCTTCAGAAAGATTGTTAGGCACTAAATTGTACCTGCTGGGCAAATCGATGACGGTTTTTGGCTCCAAATACTTTGTATATATCCGCTTGAATTCCTCTTCTGCGGGAGAATTGATTGAATGAAACTTGCCAATCTCATCTCCAGTCATTGCAAAGAACCGCCCGCTTTGATACATCTCAACATTAGCTTTTCTTCGGCGTGTACCGGGTATTTCGCCTTTGACAATGATGTGAATACCAGTACCAGACATTGACCTTTCGGTATATGACTTGAAAGTATTCATGAACTCCCATGCGATATTGTCGTCAGTTTGTCCCTCTTCTAGTCTCTCCAAATCATCGCCAATATGATCAACGTCAATTCCTACATATCCGTTTGCAAAGAAAAATCCAAGTCCGTCAAGGTCATAAGCCTGTAATGCTGTGATTGCTTCTTCAAAAGTTACCCACTGTTTCGAGTCCGTTGAGCTTGTTTTTGTGCCAGTTAAGGCAGAATAAGGAATCTTAGTATATTTATTTTTTTCTGGTTGCCAGATTCGGTGAAAGCAGCCCCATTGTTTTAGGGACCGTAGTTCTGCTGGAATGCGTTCATACATTCTTAATCCTCCTAGAATGGCAAGTGGAATCGTCAACCGGTTCATGAGGCTGACTTGGTTGAGAATCATCCTTAAATTTGTGAGCGACTTGTGGATACTTGCTGGCATGAACGCTCCACGGGGCCACTGTGTTCCGATCACCATATTCAGGGTTTTTCTCAACTTTTACATAAACTCGTACAGGCTTGTGATAAATAGCCTTGCAGAAATCATCGATGCTATTTAATGGAGTGCCTTCAGGAATCTTTGTCGCTTCCAATACATACTGGAGACCGTCCATATCGTATTGATTCGTAGCTTTGCGCTTCCAGTTATCGAAAAAGACAACTCGGTTATGGTACTTTCCGTTTGTATTTGGCTCTGCTGCATCAAGATCATTGCGAACCGTGAGACGCAGCTGTAGTGATTCTGATCCACCCTTAGTTGCAATTTCACCGGCTTGCGTAATGACCATTTCATATTCACCCTGTGGAAGTGGTGAAAAATCGTTTTCCTGATTCTTGCTATAATCTGCGGTAATGAATGACATATTAGTTTCCTCCTAAATATTTATGTTCGGCAGCTTTGCGGGCTGCGATGGCTTCGTCTTTGGTGTCAAATGTTCCAAGATTTACATATTTGTTGTTTCTTGTGATATGTGCTTGCCACTTCCCAAAATCTTTTCTGTAACGAACGCCAGTGCCATATCGCGTAGAATATTTTCTTAGCTGTGCATTACCCTTATTTTCAGCCACTGCAATACCTCTAGTTAGTCTTGCAAGCGATCGAATTTCTACTTCTCCTGTAGAAAGATTTCTTACCAGTACCTTCCATGAATTGCCTGGCTTCTTTTCGACATAGTCAAGCACAAGAAACCCACTAAGAACTTTTCCTCGCCTGTCCATACGTATATGATGTTGTTCATTGTTTTCTGGTTTGCCGAATTCTTTTTCCCATTCAAGACGTTGTTTAACAGCCAATGCTTCTTGGGTGAAACTCTTTCGAAGCTTGTATATTCTTTTCTCACTATTTTGATAGCTTGCCGTCCACAGGCCCCTACTCTTATCCTTTACAACTCCACGCATCTATGCTCGCTTTCTTTCCTTTAGCCATCCCCTAGCCACAATCTGGTGGTAAGCCCATCCAGGCTTATAGCCATGTGCTTTTGCAATTGCGTACATGTCTTCGGGTGACTTGGCATCTTCGGCTTTCATTTGTCCATATTTTGTTTTTGAATAGTCCGCAACTATTTTGAATACTTTCTTGTCTACCTTTTTTAACTTGGCCGTAGGATCAACTTCAAGATCAGTGCCATCTGCTCTGAATGAATATCCGCAAAGTGGGCATTGCTTAACCTGTGCAGGAACGATTCCGTAACATTTTGGGCAGCTCTTGATCGCAGGTCCGTCTGATTTGCCCCTGTGCTTTCCCTGCTTAGGTCGATCTTTAAGCGACCATTCACGGTCAGCATCAGGAAGACCAAAGCGATAAACGTTCGCAACGTGATCAATAATGATTGCTCTTTTGTTCGGTCTATAGCGCATTCCTCGCATCGATTGCTGAATGTCAAGGACAAGAGAAGCAGTTGGCCTCAGCATGATGACAACACCACATTCGGGAACGTCAAACCCTTCTGAGATGAGATCGACGTTTGATATGACTCTAATTTTTCCATCTTTAAAGGCCGTCATCGCTTTATCACGATTCAAAGCAGGTGTTTTGCTGTCAACATGAATGGCAGATATACCGGCAGCATTGAACGTTGCCGCAACACGCTTGCTTTCTTCAATACTGTGGGCATAGACAATAGCCTGGCGTCCATTGGCCAACTTCTGGTAGTGACTAACCACATCACCAAAAATCATCTTTGTATTGGCCTCATCAATTGACTTTGTGGAATAATCACCAGTTGATGATTTCTTTAGCTTTTCAACGTCAATTAAGGTTGGCGCATAGTAGTCAAAAGGTGCTAAGTAGTGATGTTCAATTAGCCATTTCACTGTTGGACCCTCAACCATGGTTTCATAAACATCCCCCAGTCCCTTTCCTGAAAGTCTCCACGGACTTGCTGAAAAACCTAAGCGTGGAACGTCTTTATAAAACCCATAAATTTTTAGGTAAGTCTTTGCCAAACTGTGATGTGTTTCATCAGTGATGATTAGAGTCGGTTTTGGCAATTTTCCTAAGCGTCTAGCAATTCTGCCAACAGTCATGATGGTGCATTTGCTCAAATCAACTCCGTTTGCAATAAAAGTCTTCGTGATTTGATCAATGAGTTCTTTTCTGTGAACGGTGAACATAATGTGCCCGCCCTTCATGACTGCCAACCTAGCTATTTCAGCAATGATAACTGATTTACCAGAACCAGCCGGGCTGACCAGTAGTACAGACTTGTGACCATCAGCCAGCTTTTCTCTTGCTTGATTAACTAACTCCTTCTGGTAAGGATGAAGCTGAAACATCACTGTCACCTCCAAACTTAAAGAGGTCCTCAATGGCTGATGACTTGCGGGTGTCAATCTGATTCTTTGCGAACACCGTATCGTTGCCCTCAAGAATCACGCCATGACCGCCTGTGCTTGGGTTAATGACTACGCGTCCAACAATGTTACTAAGACCAAGAAATCCATCACGGACCGAGTCTCGAAGCTCGGGGGTATACCGCTGGAACGATTGACCGCTATCCGCCGTCACTTCCTCGACTCCTTCCCAGGCTGTAACTAAAATGTTGATGTTGCGGAACAGATAAATTGATGTGATTATGCGGGCAAAGTAATTGGTCCAAGACGAGTAATCACCAATTTCATTGCGGATGCCGTTTTTACTCTTGCGGCCTTGTTCGACGAACCAGTCTTTCTGCAATGAAGACACGTTGTCGATGACTAGATTGTCGTATTTATCGCAGATTTCCTTTTCGTCTCGCATAAACTTCACGATTGAATCGCTTGGATGTTCTCGATCAAACGACAGCTCATCTTCTTCTTCGGGTAAGTCCGGGTCTTTCCAAACATCCACATTCGGTAGACCAGATAAAACGCGTTGGGAATTGTCCAGTGATAGCACAAGCGTCTTACCTTTCAAGAACTTGACGCTGCTAGTCTTTCCTACTCCTGGTTTCCCGTAAATTACGATGCGCCAGTTCTTGGTGCGACTCAGTTTTGATGCTGAAGTAACCTTCATTATTCATACCTCCAGGAATATCCGTACGCTGTTGAACGATTTCTAATACCTCGGGCCGCACGACTAATGTTGATTGAATGGCCGTGTACAAACTTGGCTGCATCATGCAAAATTCCAAACCGACGAATTTCATTACCATTTAGGTCACATTGCACAACCGATTTAGCCTGGTTTGTTCTAGCTGTAACAGCTACGTGATAATTGTGATTTCCATAGTTGCAGTTCTGTTTGGTTGTCACCCACTCTAAGTTTTCAAGTCGGTTATTTGACCTCTTCTCGTCTTTGTGGTTGACTTCCATGCCTGGTTTCTCGCCAAGAAAGGTTGTGGCAACTAAGCGATGAACGTAGAATTTGTGGACTTGACCGCCTTTGCAAAGACTGACCGTAAGATATCCATTTGGTTGAAGCACTGGATGGAGTACACATCCTTGGCTGCCTTGGCGACGTTTAGTGGCTATTTCGCCTTGGTTACTCACCTTGTAAAGGCCTTCGTAGCCTGGAACATCTTTCCATTCAACCATCTACCGCATCCCCAGTCCGATCTTCTCAACAAGTCGCGCGTTTGGTACCTCGCGGCCAGCTTGTAGTGCTTTCTTCAAGTCGGCTTTGTTGACCATCAACGTTGTCTTAATGAACTCTGGTGGCAACTTATTCGGGTCTTCTGGTGCTTCCACACTCACTGTTCTGCGTGTGTAAATGCTGAATAGTGGTGTATGAATGTGTTCACGACCAGTTTCAACCATTGCTTGCGCCAATCGTGATTTAATCGTCGCAGCGTTTTTCTTTGCACTTGTCTTGCGTTCTTGCAAACGCCTGATTTCAGCGTCGATTTCTTTGACGTCTGCTTCGATTGATTTATAGACTTTGACATAGCCAACCGCTTTATCGTCAAAGTCGCCCTCAACCATTTCCATCGTGTCAGCAATCGCTTCTGGATCAGCGTTGCCACTTTCTGCCAGTCGTTGCAAACTGGTCAATTTGTCTGTTAAGTCGTATAATACTGACATATGATATTTTCCTTTCTATCAGTCGCTGGCCTGCATACCAGCGGCTTTTTTTATAATGAATAGGATCGCGTGTGCGCCATCTTCTTGACCCATCGCATACGTTTGATGAGGGTCTGTGTTGTTAGGCCCATAGTCAGTAGCAACCTTGTGATATTTAGCGATCTGGCGGTTCACTTCGGCTAGAATTCGTTTGTATTCATCATTGGTCATTACGTCATCCCCTTAGTTTTGCTAGTCGTGCACGTAGTTTCTCGTTCTCGGCAAGCAACATCTTTGCAATTGGTGTGTGGTTGCCGCGAATGACGTCTAACGTCAATTTGTTGTGTTCGTTCAGCAAATCACCAATGGTTCGTTCTGCTTCATTCAATCCACTGCCTCCATCCTTTTGAAATCGTTGCGCCGATCATGACGCCAGCCGCTACCAATACCAGGTAACACCATATCGGTGCGGTGGGCGTCAGCAAAACATACAATAGTGTTTGTAACATCAGCTCCAGCCTCCCTTCTGAATCTGCTGCCAGTTTTTGTCTATCCAGTAGCTCATTTCACGTGCTTTGATTAAATACGGACTACCATGTCCTTTTGACCAGCGCACAGGGCCTCCGTGCTCAGCATCAAGTTGCAATCGATTTGGCTTGATCACGTTGTCTTTGACATAATCGACTTTGCGATGTAGCTCCTTGGCAACATCGGTGATCGTCCAAGTCTTACCGCCAAGATCCATACGCCAGTTTGCTGGAGGCGTGATAGGCCGAATATCTAATTTAGTTAGTGGCATGGCATTTCCTCCTTTCCTGTGATCGCCTCCTGACGGATAATGGAACCCGAAAGGAGTGTCTTTAATTGAAAATCGTAATTGCAATATCAACTCTTATATTTGCTGCAATAACTCTTGCATTTCTAACTTGGGATCACGTGCATTCTTACCGGGAAGCGCGAACAAATTTTTCGATTATTATCTCTGGCATAAAGATCGATTCAAAAATGTCAGTCGTAAAAATCGCCTTGATGGTTATTAATCATTCTTCGCAACCCATATCCATAATTGATATTCATTATCTAGGTGATAAAGGTGCGTCAGACACACGTGAACTACAACCGTTGTCAAGAATGAAAAATCCATATATATCGCCTATTGATTCTGATAACACTTATTTCAGCAAGCTTACTAATGATGAAAAGATAGCTATAAACCATATAGGTGGGGCCGTTATACGTAAGCAAGACTATGAAAACACCGATTTATCTGAATTTGATTTCATGCCAGCAAACGTAAATTCTTATTCGTCAATCGGGCTTCATCTTGCATTTCATGTAGGCAATGTTCGCGTCGACACGGATAAAGAGAAATTGCATTATTCGTTCCTTGTAACTACGTCACGTGGTATTTTTGTAAAGACGTTTGATGCACGGTCAATTTCACAAATATAGCAATCCCCAAGCGACGTAAAAGCAGATAGGTGCAGCGACTACACAGCCAAACACGTACGGTATATAAAACCAATCATGATCAAATACTGGTTTAACCAGTAGAACTGCCATGACAGTGAAGAAGATTCCGATAATTCCTAGCAATATGCTGAAAAAAATATACACTTTAACACCTTCCGTTCTTAGAAGAGCTGGAGATTGAAGATGTCGCATCTAAATAAACTGCTTCATCCTTGTGTTCCTTGCTACCGCTAATAGCTTGGAACACTTTTTTGATATCATCCGGTGTAGCATTCGTGAGATGAATATCGATGTTCATTTAGATAGCCTCCTTTTGCAGAAACTTGTTGATAAAATACTGCTGGCCTTTGCCGGTCACCTTTGGGGTCTTCTGAACTGTTACATGGCCGTCCGAGTGACTGATCGCCGTTTCCTTGACCTCGAACAAGCCTAGCTCCATCGCGCGTTGTGTCGGCGAGTTATAATCAGCACCAATCCGTTTGATCAGATAGCCTTGTTCACGTAACCAGGCGAACAACCGCTTGGCACCAATGTCAACTCCGTTCTGTTTGAGCACTTTTGCAAGATCACCGACCAAGATGGTTGTGTTACTTGTGGCTACCGCGTCTGCAAACAACGCTTTAGGCTTCATCGTTTCGTTATCAGCCGTAAGTGCCGCTGTTTTGGCTTGTTCATCCTTTAGCTGCGTTGCCAGATTGATAATGAAGTCTGGATTATAGATGGCCTTCTCAATCGTTTCAGGCGTCATGTAGGCACCATGCTTGCGGATTGATGGGAGAACTTCATGCGTTACCCAACGGTTAAAACGTTTGGCCGCTGGTTTTCGACTAGCACCAATCAGTTTGTATAGCCCCGGTTCGCTGATGAAATTTGTCTCGCCTGATAAGCCCCCTAAGTTAAACTTAGTCACCTCATCGCCGTCTAATGATTTCAACGCTACCGTTGTGTTTGTTAGTTTCAGTGCATTCGTAACATCCGGTGCTGAAAATCAGATAATGCCGTTGGAGCTGACAGTCCGAATTTGGTTATCTTCGAACTGAAATAGTTGTAGTTCGTTCATACCGTCATCCCCTTATGTCGCGTTATTGCGACTTTTTTCTTTAAAAAAATATCAATTGCTTCCTGATCGCTAAGAGGGATGAATTGCATCATTTTGAATATTTCTTGTGCCGTGAAGTCTTTTCCACCCCGCTGCATTTTCCGAAATAATGTGCTTCTTGCGATCCCTAATGCTAAAGCTAGAGAATCTTGAGTGACGTGTCGTTCTGTCATAAGTCCCTTTAAACGATCCAAATTCACATTAACCATATATGATTCTCCTTTCTGTCGCATTCCTGCGACTTGATGAACTAAGCATAAATCGCTTATAAGCAAGTGTCAATATAAAAATCGCAAATATGCGACTTTTGTTGTTGCAAATTTGCGACGTCGGTTTATAATTGTAGCCATACAGGAGGTGCCACATATGAACGTTGGAGAACGAATGAAAACTATTCGTAAACAAAAAGGCATTAGCGCAGATTCTCTTGCCGCCAAAATTGGTGTCTCTAGATCAACGGTTTTTCGATATGAAAAAGGAGACATCGAAAAGGTTCCAATTGAAGTAGTTGCAAAGGTAGCGAATGCCCTCGATATTAAACCAGAAGTTTTAATGGGTCTGAAAGCTGACACCATTGTGGATAAGATTCATGACACGGTGGTTCAACTCCACCCCGAACGTCAGCAAAAAGTCTACACGTACGCGGAAAAGCAGCTCAATGAACAGCAAAATCCAGACAACGTTGTCAGCTTAGATGAAGCGCGTGTAGAACGTAATCTCGATGAACCAGAGTTCAATGTTGAGGTTGATGGTATTGTGGCCGCTGGATATGGTGCCTTTAATGATGATCGTAATGAACCCATGGAAACAGTCAAGATTCCGGATACAGCTATTCCGTATCACTACGATTACTGTTTTAAAGTTGTCGGCGACAGTATGCACCCTACCTATGATGATGGTGAGCTCGTCTTTGTTCAAAAAACACAAGATGTTACTAACGGCATGATCGCGGTAGTTGATATTGATGACATGACATTCATCAAAAAGCTGATATTCGAGCAAGACCGTCTGTGCCTTCGGTCATTGAATGATGACGTAGATGAAGAAACTGGCGAACGTATCTACCCAGATTTCTACGCTGACGACACAGACAATATTGAAGTGATCGGCAAAGTTGTTGGGTCATATGCATTCAAATAATCTTACGTCCAAGCCCTGATCGACGTTAAAAGCTGGATTTTTTGGAGGGGAATAATGGAACTACTTATCTTAATTGCCTTTTTGGGATCGCTCCTATTGGCTGCAATATTTGGCACATTGTCTATAATTCAAAGAAAGGATCCGAGAAAACTAAAGCGGAACCTTATTATTACCGCATTGTCGGCGGTAGCATTTATTGCAATCTTTTTTTGGATTGGCACCTTCTCGGGAGAAAGCAACAGGTCATCTGCGTCTAGTTCGTCTTCAAAAGCTGAATCGTCAAAGGCAAAATCGTCGCAAGAAGATGATGACAGTTATGGAGAATCTGATAGTGACGATTCAGATAGTGAGGAATCATCGAGCACAGAAACGTTCAATGCTGCTGATTACAATACTGGCGTTACATATGACCAGCTTGCGCGAACCCCGGACGATTACAAATACAAAAAGGTTTCCTTCACTGGAAAAGTAATTCAAGTTATTGACGGCGATGATGAAACCGATCTACGTGTTGCGGTTGATGGCAATTATGACAACGTCATCTTTATTGGTTACGATCCAGATATCATGAATGGTTCTCGCGTACTAGAAGATGACAAAATAACTTTCTATGGAGAGAGCAAGGGAACTACCTCGTACAAATCTACAGGCAGTGGCAATATCACCATACCTGCGGTAGCCGTAGTCAAAATAGAAGATGCAGGCAAAGCACCCGACGACTATGGTGACTAGTTCCTTCCCCCACGCAAGCGGCGTCCCCGTGCAAGCCGGAGAGCGGGGCTGTATACAAAATAAAAAAGCGCCTACCCCACCGACCAAAGTGAATGGGTAGACGCCTAACAAATACTCGGAGTCATGAGGCTCTTTGTATACACATTTTAACACAGGAGGGCAATAATATGGCGGTATTCAAGCGAGCTAACCGAAAAAGTAAGCCTTGGGGATTCCAGTATTCATACAAAGTGGATGGCATCTCCAAGCAGAAAACATCATTTTACAAAACAAGAAAAGAAGCTAAGGCTGCTGAGGCAGAGTACCTCGCTTCTACTGGCGGATCTGTAAAAATCGATCCAGTGATCACTTTCGCAGATTGGTATGACAAGTGGTTGCATACCTACAAGATACGTTCTGTTTCCGAACTGACGATGACCAAGTATGCAACTTCGGGTACAATCATCAGAAACTACTTCAAAGACCTTAAATTAATTGACTTAACGCGCATGATTTATCAACAGTTTATTAACAACTATATTGATGACGGTTACGGCCACAAGCACGCAAGGCAATCAGTCCAGAAGCTACATTCACACGCTCATCAAGCAATTATGGCCGCAGCAGACGAAGGTTTGATTAGGCGCGATTATGCCGCTCATGCAGAACTGGGTGGTACCGCAGGCAGATCAGAAGACACAAAATTTCTTGAAGCTGATCAGTTCGAGAAACTGCGAGATTATGTTGATCAATTTGCCAACCCGCAACGAATTGCTCTCATGATGGTTCAAACGGCCATATACTCTGGCGCTCGGCTTGGAGAAATTGGTGGCTTAACGTGGGAAGATATTGATGAGAAGAAGAGCACCATCAGTATCGACAAGACCTTCAAGTACAGGTTTGTCATTCGTAACGCGGATGGTAGCTGGCCAGACCGTGAAAAAGTCTTCGGTCCGACCAAAACTCCTTCAAGTGTTCGTACTATCAAAGTAAGCCCAGTTCTTATCGCTAGCCTCCATAAGCTCATATTGGCTGACAGAATAAAAGCGATTAACAATCCGTACCATTTACTGTTTCTTGGGCCGACCGGCTTGCCAATATATAGCAATGGTGTCAACAAGGAACTTCGCCGCGCTCTCAAACATCTCGGTATTGAGCGTCCTGGGTTCGGTTTCCACGGATTGCGGCACACGCATGGCAGCTACTTGCTTTATAAAGGCCTTGACATTCAGTATGTATCACATCGCCTCGGACACGAAAACGTTGGCATTACCACCAAGATCTATACACATCTGCTGGATGCGATGACACAGAAGCAGGACGAGAAAGCACTGAATGTATTGTGACTCAAAATCGAACCAGAGAACACGGCTCAATGTCAACTGCCGCAAAGCCTACAGCACACATTCAATTTTCAATCACGAACCATTTTTCTAAAAAATCGCAATTTCAGGCTATTTGGTTCGATGTGGTTCGATGGATTATATTTTTTAGGGGTTTTTCGGAGTTCAGATAAAAACGAGAATGCCGGTTTAAAGCCATTTCTGGGCACTAAAAAAGCCCCTAAAAGGGGCAAATATACCGGTGATCGGGGTCGAACCGATACTCCATCGCTGGAACGGGATTTTGAATCCCGCGCGTCTGCCAATTCCGCCACACCGGCATAATATTAAATGATAATACACTCTCTTGGCGATTGCCGCAAGATAAGGCGGTGATCGGAATCGAACCGACGATCAAGGTTTTGCAGACCCATGCCTTACCGCTTGGCTACACCGCCATATTTCAATTAAGTGCCTTTCCCCTATGGCAGTTGGAGAAATTGGGGTAGCTGGATTCGAACCAGCGCATGACGGAGTCAAAGTCCGTTGCCTTACCACTTGGCTATACCCCAGTAAAAAGGGCGGTATGTGGGGATCGAACCCACGTATGCCGGTGCCACAAACCGGTGTGTTAACCGCTTCACCAATACCGCCATTATAAAAGCAGGGATAGTAGGAGTTGAACCCACACTGACGGTTTTGGAGACCGTAGTTCTACCATTAAACTATATCCCTATAAAATGGAGGAGATAGGATTCGAACCTATGAACCCGAAGGAGCGGATTTACAGTCCGCCGCGTTTAGCCTCTTCGCTACTCCTCCATAATGGCGCGGGACGGAATCGAACCGCCGACACATGCAGCTTCAATGCATTGCTCTACCGACTGAGCTACCGAGCCATTTGGAACTAAACTTTTGTATTTTTCTCTCAATTGAGAGAGACGGTCCCAACGGGACTCGAACCCGTGATCTCCTGCGTGACAGGCAGGCGTCCTAACCAACTAGACCATGGAACCATATAAATTGCGGGAGCAGGATTTGAACCTGCGACCTTCGGGTTATGAGCCCGACGAGCTACCGAACTGCTCCATCCCGCGATAATTATAAAGGAGAATGAGGGATTCGAACCCTCGCGTGGACTTACGCCCACCTGACGGTTTTCAAGACCGTTCCCTTCAGCCAGACTTGGGTAATTCTCCATCTAAACATGACCCGTACGGGATTTGAACCCATGTTACCGCCGTGAAAGGGCGGTGTCTTAACCACTTGACCAACGGGCCACAACGGAGAAGGAGGGATTTGAACCCTCGCACCAGTTTCCCGGTCTACACCCTTAGCAGGGGCGCCTCTTCAGCCACTTGAGTACTTCTCCATGTGTATATGAAACTATAAATGGAACAATGGGCCTAGGTGGACTTGAACCACCGACCTCACGCTTATCAAGCGTGCGCTCTAACCAACTGAGCTATAGGCCCATGATCATAACCGCAGCGGGTGACGAGAATCGAACTCGCGACAACAGCTTGGAAGGCTGTGGTTTTACCACTAAACTACACCCGCATAAAAATGATTATGAATATGGCGCGGGACAGAATCGAACTGCCGACACATGCAGCTTCAATGCATTGCTCTACCGACTGAGCTACCGAGCCGCAAACGGTCCCAACGGGACTCGAACCCGTGATCTCCTGCGTGACAGGCAGGCGTCCTAACCAACTAGACCATGGAACCATATAAATTGCGGGAGCAGGATTTGAACCTGCGACCTTCGGGTTATGAGCCCGACGAGCTACCGAACTGCTCCATCCCGCGATAACAATAACATATCGATTATACCGAACAGCGACCACCCTGTAAAGATGGACCTTGTAGGGCTCGAACCTACGACCGGACGGTTATGAGCCGTCTGCTCTAACCAACTGAGCTAAAGGTCCAAGCTCAATCGCGGCGGGGGGGATCGAACCCTCGACCTCCCGGGTATGAACCGGACGCTCTAGCCAGCTGAGCTACACCGCGAAAAACTAAGGGACAAAAATGTCCAATCGGGAAAACAGGATTCGAACCTGCGACCCCCTGGTCCCAAACCAGGTGCTCTACCAAGCTGAGCTATTTCCCGATAATGCACCCAGTAGGAGTCGAACCTACAACCTTCTGATTCGTAGTCAGACACTCTATCCAATTGCGCTATGGGTGCAAATCATGATAATGCCGAGGATAGGTTTGACCAAGCACACCCTCGGCACTGTGCTTGGAAAGCGGAAGACGGGATTCGAACCCGCGACCCCCACCATGGCAAGGTGATGTTCTACCACTGAACTACTTCCGCATGAAACATGGTGCTATCAAATTATTGGTACCATGCCGACTAAAGGATTCGAACCTTCGACCCCCTGTTTACAAGACAGATGCTCTACCAACTGAGCTAAGTCGGCGAAAAATCGACTTGAGCCGCCATTTAAAACCAATAATTCTC